CTACATTACAAATGTAAAGTACAATATAACTGTGTTAATTAAGCAAGTTAATTTTAACACAGTTAATTTTATAAAACAAGGAGGTACACCATGAATTTTGGAGCAAATGTAAAAAAAGTCAGAGAAAAAGTAAACCTGACACAGGTAGAGCTTGCTCATGCGGCGAGCGTAACTCCTGCAATGATAAATCAAATTGAAAAAGGCATAAGAAACCCATCTGTATTAGTCGGTTTTGAAATTGCAAAGGCACTTGAAGTATCACTTGATGAACTTTGTAAGGGGGCTTAATTTAATAATGATAGGCAAAACAATTAACCGATACAAAATAATCGGAAACATAAACAACCGAGTTGTCATAGCACATAACCCTAATGCTATTGAGCCTTGGGTTGTATGGTGGCTTGACAAAGACGGAGATCCGTACAGTGGCAGTTATTTTGCAAGCAGAAATTCCGCTGCAAAAGAGTTTATGGAGAGAGCATTCAATGTGTAATAAAGTGAATCCTCGATGCAAAGGTTGTGGACACCGCCGACCATTAAATCATAGTAACAACAAAGGCTATTCGATTTGTTATTACATTCTTGACACGGGCGAACCACGAAAATGCACCATTGAAGACTGTATCCACTATACCACTAAAGAATGTCATATAAAAGATGACTTATGGAAAGATTAGATTTATTTGAAAGGAAAAATTTTATGAAAAATTTAACTAAAACCGAAAAACTTGAAAAAATACTCAGAAAATACGGAATGAATTTTGACGATTTAAGACAGCTTAATGAATCTCAGATTAAAGCAGTAGAAACAGACTATCATTCAACTTATGGTAAATCAATATCAATAATGTTTGATTTTTAAGCCGAAACCGCCGCAAGGCGGTCAGCAGGAAATGACCTCCCTGCTCTGATGATGGCAGGTCAAAAGGATGTGATTTTTTGATTTATCTTAATGTTAAGGAAGTTGCAGAGTTAAAAGGATGTTCTGCTCAATATATTAAAAGGATTGTTTTGGATGGTTCGCTTAAAAGTGAAGTATCTTTTAATCAAAACAACCGCAAAAAGTATTTAATACCGTTAAACGAACTATCCCACTCCGAACAACTCAAATACTACAAATCGCACGCAATAGCAATTCCTGAGGATTTGCTCCCTGAACGCAAGACGGAGCGACCCCACAAGGAATTTGATGAATTTTCGGCGGTACAGCGTGAAGAGATTGCCGAATGGATAAGGATACTTAATGCTTGGGATGAGTATTGTGCAACATCAAAGTTACAGAAAGTACCTGCAACCGAAAAATTTGTACAACTGCAAAAGGTCGCTAATCCCGACCTTAACATATCGAAGGGAATTTTGTACCGGAAAAAAAAGGCTTTAAAAGCTGATGACCTTGCAGGATTGCTCGACAATCGTGGAAGTTGGAAAAAAGGTACATCGTCAATCCCTGAAGAAGTGTGGCAATGCTTTTTAAGTTTTTATCTTGATGAGGCACAGCACCCTATACAGGCGTGCTATGAATACACCGAAATGTGGATTAAGCGAGAAGCTCCACAGCTGTTGCCTCTCCCTGCTTATGCATCGTTTTACAGGAAAGTACAAACGGCAATACCTAAGCCTGTTGAAATTATGGGACGGCAAGGTATGAAAGCATTTAGAGACAGATGTGCTCCATACATACGCAGAACTTATGAAGGTATGGCATCAAACGAATGGTGGATCGCAGATAACCACACATTTGATGTGCAGACAAAGGGCGAAAACGGCAGTATCCACAGGCTTTATCTTACAGCATTTTTTGATGCTCGTTCGGGTATTTTTACAGGCTGTTATGTGACCGATGCACCGTCATCGCAGGCTACATTGATAGCTCTACGAAAGGGCATAGTTAAGTACGGCATACCCGAAAACATATATGTCGATAACGGTCGAGAGTTTCTGACTTTTGATGTCGGCGGACTTGGTCACAGATTAAAAAAGAGTCAAAAGGACAAGTTTGCTCCGCCGCCTGTTTTTGAACGGCTGGGCATTAAAATGACAAATGCTATCGTACGAAATGCGAAGGCAAAGATCATTGAAAGACGATTTCGAGATGTTAAAGACCGACTTTCAAGACTGTTTCCGACTTATACAGGCGGTAATGTAGTCGAACGACCGGAAAGACTTAAAAAGGTAATCAAGGACACCGACAACATACCCACGGATTATGAATTCACTCAGGCAGTTGAGGACATTTTAACCTACTATATGAATGAAAAACCATATAGCGGAGCGGTAAGCTCAGACAGCGGTAAAAGCCGAATGCAGGTTTACAGAGAACAACTTAAAGAAAAACGAGTCGCCGCAGAACTTGACCTTAACTTAATGTTAATGAGAAGCACAAGAAGTCAGAAAGTCGGCAGGCGTGGAGTACATCTTACTGTTGCAGGCGAGAAAATTGATTACTACAATGATGACCTTATTTTAAATCATTTTGGAGAATCGGTTTACTGTCGATATGATCCTGAGGATATATCCAAAGTCAGAATATATGACCTTGATGATAACTATATAATGACCGCTCCAACGGACAATGAAGCAGTCCTTGCATATGGAGCATCTAAAGATGCGGTTGCGCAGGCATTGCGTAAAGTTAAGAGCCTTGAAAAACTCACCAAACAGGAACTCAAGGCAAGTCAGATTACCGCATTTGGCAAAGAAACAGCACTTAACCTTGTGCTTGCAACCGCTGAGGAAAACAAAGCAAATGCCGAAGAAATCAATCCGAAGGTTATATCAGTACACCGTGCCGATGAAACGGCAGAGCAGTTGCCCATGGCAGTTGGTCAGTCAAACATCGTAACGATAGATAAAGCAAAAATGATACGCAATCTTGAACAGCGACAAAAGGAGGAATAATAAATGTCGGTAATGTCAGCCAATCCTGAATTACAGAAAAAATTAAGGAACTTTATCGAAGAGTGCGGCTCACAAACCAAAGCCGCAAGGGCTCTCGGTAAATCAGCGGCAACCTTGTCAACCTATCTTAATGACCGCTATAACGGTAATTTAAGTGATTTTGAAAAGTTTTTAACTGAAACATTTGAAACCAAAGCCGCTGCAGAAAATCTGAAATCAGCTCAAGTGCTTAACAGCTACAAGCCTACAAGCATAAGCTCAGAAGTTTATGAAACAATCCGCTTGTGTCACCTTAAGGGCGGTCTTGCAATTGAGTGTGGCGATGCAGGCATCGGTAAAACAATGGCGTGCAAAAAGTATGCTGAAGATTATCCTGCAACAGCAATTTATGTGTCCGTAAACCCCTGTTTAGTAACTTTAAGTGCATTTTTAAAACTGCTTTGCAGAACGCAAAAAATCACCGCAACAGGTCGCAAAGACGAAATGTGGTTAAGACTTGCAGATAGCTTTGAAGGCGAACGCAAGGTACTCATCATTGATGAGGCACAGCACCTGCCGATTAAGACCATTGAGGCTATCAGAGCATTTTTTGACAGCAACCCGTTACTCGGCATCTGCCTTGTAGGCAACATCGAAACTGTCACAAACACGGGTAAAAGCAAAGAAGCCTTTGCTCAGATTCGCAATCGCACAAAACTTACCGAGGTAAGACACACATCAGCTATCAAAAACAGCGATATTGAGTTATTGTTTCCAGCTATAAAAGATGATGAAAGGGCGGTTAAACTATTACTTGGTGTCGCAAGGACGGAACAGGGTATCAGAGGAGCAAGCAATGTATTTGGTAACGCTGTGGATAACGGAAATATCACCTATGAGGGCTTAATAGCAATGGCAAAAGCTATGCGTATCAAGGTGTTTTAAACTATATTTGGAGGGATTTAAAATGTCGTTAAGAAAAATTGTGTTACTGCTCACCGCAGGGTTCAGCACGGGAGTAGTAATGACTGCCGCATTCGGTCAAGTGGGTGCAAGGAGCTTTACAGCAGGCGGAGAAATTTGCTTTGTGCCTATGGTGCTCCTGCTTGTATGGGTTGGTTGGATGCTCCGTGGCGAAAGCCGAAAGGTAAAAAAGAGTAAAAGGAGGGGTAACAATGACCGCAGAAGAGTGGAAAAAAGTTGATAAATCTTTGAAATTTGTTACATCACAGGGAATAACACTTAAAATTGACGGGTATAAAGTGTATTTGTTTCTTACGCAAAAGTCACAGTTTCAGAACGCTATTGCCTTTTATGTCAATGATGAATTTAGAAGCAAGTGGCTTACGGAAGACTGCGAAGAACGCAGGAGATTTTGTTGCTGTAAAAAACGGTCAATAATTACCAAAAATGATTACAAACTTTACGGAGCTCGTAGCAAGAAAGCTAAGCGGGAACTTAAAGACAGGTTTAGCTACAATGAGTATTTTTCATACTGGACAAACTTTGAGAAAATGAAAAAACACTTTATTGATAACAATGAAAGCATTGAACTTTATTAAATTTTGGAGGGATAACAATGGATAACTACAATATTCGTTTTGGAGAGGAAATCGGTGAGCAGGCAGGCTTAACGATGGTTGATTTGTTAGCGAAAAAAGCTAAAGCAGCTATTAAGCAAAAAAATGTTGTGATAATGTCAGTAGAATCTTCAGACGAGACGATTGAAACCATTATAACAGGCAGTGCGATTGACAGACTTGGAAGGTTAGGTACATTAACGATTGAAACTATACAAAATATAGAGAAAGATACTGACAAACAATATGCTAAGGCAATGTTATACGGCTTTGTCAGAGCAATACAAGCTGCTTTTGAGCGGATATAATCCGCTCGCCTTAATGCAACTCCCTGTTGGGAACGGTCACAAGTCCGTGTAAATGCAGAGTGAGGATAGGCAATGTTAAGCAATATATATTGAACAGGAGGTCAATTATGAAAACATCAAAGAGAATTTGTAAAAACGGCTCTATTACTCTGCCAAAGCAGATAAGAGGCGAAGCAGGATTGTTTCCGGGCAATGCTGTTGACATTGAAACAAGTACAGACGGCACTGTTACAATTAAACCGTCCGCTCCCTGTTGTCGCTTTTGCGGTACAGTTGAAAATGTAATCATTGCAGATAATGTTATCATCTGCCGCAAATGTGCCGAAAAATTACTTGCAAAGGTGGATAAAACAGATGACTGATTTAAAAAAGCAGATTGATGAGCTTGCAGGCATTAAAGCAGATATGAGCAAGCTCAAGGCACGCAAGGGATAAACGTTGAAGCAGAGATTATTATGCAGTGCTCGGAAGACCTTGAAAACACCAAATATAAGAGTGTCCATTATGCAGGCACAGAATCAGAGCTTACAGCGGTAACTTCGGAATCTCTCAAAATTACATACAACTCATTTTTGCTCTCAATTTTTGGCAAAGCATACAAAGATGCGGTTACGGAAAAGACAGAATATTCCCTCTCTGCTCCGGCAAAAAGAATGCTCATCGGTTTGTGGAAGGGCAATTTTGTAAGATGCACCGTCAAAGAAGTTATTGAACAGATGAACGGCGTGTCTGATGACGAACGCAAACAGCTTGTTAAGAAATGCAAAGGTATCAATTATGATAAAGATGTAAACAACATTTTGAAGTTTACAAACATCTCGGAAGATGATGCCAGAGAGTATGCTTACCTTATTTCGGAGGCGGCAGTATGGCAGGATTTTAAAAATCTGCTCACCGTTAACGGAATGGATGAAAGCCATATTGACGATATCCTAATGAAGATACAGAGCAGTTTTGTGGTTGAGGACAGCACAAAGATATCTTTAAGCTGAGGTGATTGATTTGTTAAAGCCACAGCAGACACAAAGAATATACGCGATAGCTGCACGGCTCGGTGTTTTGGAATCGGGCAACAAAAACGATATGCTGCACACGATTGTTTATCGTCTTACTCAAAAGGAAAGCATACGCAGTCTTGATGAGAATGAGTATAAAACGGTTGTATCTGAGCTTGCCGAGAGGCTTAAATTGCAGAATCTTACAGAGCCGCCGAAACCGTATAAGAAGAAAAGATACGAGGACAGCGGCAGAGGAAAAATGTCAGACGGTCAGAAACGCAAAGTGTGGCAGTTGATGTACCAGCTTGAAAAATACGATACCGAGCCTACCACAGCTAAACTCGGCGACAGACTCTGCGGTATTATAAAGAAAGAGTTAAAAATTGACTGTACATCAAAGCAGCCTTTTAGGTGGCTGACATATAATCAGGGCATAACCTTGATTGAAAAACTTAAAAAGTACATTGACAGTGCTCAAAGGAGGAAGGCTGGTGAAAATAAATCTTGATGATTTGGTAGGCACTCAAAGGGATATAGCGGAGATAATAGGAATTGAAAGCTATATTAAACTCTGTCAAACATTTGGTGGAGATACAATATATATCCAAAAATACAGCGAGTTACAAAAACTTGAACGCAATGCTGAAATCAAGGCGAAGTACAATGGATACAACAGCAGTCAGCTCGCAAGAGAGTATGATTTGTCTGAAAGGTATGTGAGAATCATATGCTCAAACGGTAATCTTGACGGTCAGTTAAGTATTTTTGATGATATATAACAATGAAGAAAAAATAGGATATTCTTCCTCTACGGGAGTACGGTTTTATAAGGTATTATTAAGTTACAGACTTAATGATACCTTATTTTTTTGGAGTAGTTTTTATGAACTTTGCGTCAGACACTTGGTGGCTCTTCGGTCTTATCATTTCGGGAGCTATTGCTATTATCAGTTTTTTTCTTAAAAGGACAATTAACGAAGCGGATAGACACGACAAGGAAATCAAAGAAATTCAGCTGTCATATGTTACGAAAGATGAATTAAAAGATATTAAAACCGATGTCAACAAATCTATCGGTAAGTTGCAAACTGATGTTGAGCAAATAAAGGAAAACTGTTTGACCAAAAAAGATTACTACAACTCTATCAACGAAGTTAAGGACGAAATAAAGACACAAAACAAGCTCATTTTGGAGCTTTTAAGAGGAGGTAATAATAATGACTAACGATGCTGAGGCATATATGCAGAAAATCAAGGCAAGAAACTTTGTTAAGAACAACGGACAGATTTTGAGAACTATTAACATACTTCATGTGAATTATGAAAAACTGTCCGATGTTAAGTACGCAATCGGGAATGTTTCGGAGCATGACTTTTTGTCATCGGTTAATTACCTCTTTTTGTCGGAATACATTTTGCTCCGTCATATCAAAACAAAAGAACCTGCCGACATCGCAGATGTTCCGTATGAAGAACTTGAGGCAAAACTCTCATCAAAGGGCATTAAGCTCCTCGAAGGTTCTGTTACCGATAACTCGATTGAGGTTTAGCTATGGGCAGAAACAACCGCAGAGCTTGCGGAAAAATCGACAAATTGCCTCCTGACCTCAAGGACACCGTAGATCAGATGCTTGTCAGCGGACAGACCTATCGTAAAATTGTGTCATACCTTGCTGATAACGGCGAACAGTTGTCACAGGCGGCGGTCAGCCGTTACGCATCACGCTTTTTAGCTAACGCTCAACAGCTCAGAATTGCACAGGAAAATTTTCGTATGATTTTAACCGAAACTGAGCGTTATCCTGAACTTGATCCTGCTGAGGCTATTTTGAGAATGGCATCACAAAAGGTTTTTGATGCCATATCAAAACTTGACGAAGGACAATTCGATGAAGTGTCTACCGAAGACCTTTTAAGACAGGCTACTGCCCTTGCAAGAGCAGTAACATACAAGCGTAAGACCGACACGGATGTCAAGTCAGACAAGCGTCTTGCCCTCGAGGAAAATCAGAGCCTGCTTTATGACACTATCAAGAAAAGTAACCCACGGCTCTACAACGAGCTTATGGATGAAATCAACAAGCTCAAAGCAAAGGAGCAAGGATGATGAACATCAAGTGGTATGTTTTGTATGTAAACACAGGACAAGAACACGCTGTTGCGGAACAGCTCCGACATCGTGGTTATGATGCTATTGTGCCGGTCGAAAACAAACTGATCCGCTCAAAAGGCAAGTGGATAACTCAACAGCATATACTTTTTGACGGCTATGTTTTCGTTCGCATGGATTACGAGTGGTCAAAATATTATGTGTTTAAGGGCATTCCGAACATTATTAGATTGCTCGGAGGTGGCACAAGCCCTATCCCTTTAACCGACAAAGAGTCTGAATTTATTCTAACTTTAAGCGAACTTTTGAAAACTCCCTCGGTACTTAGATTTACTGACAATAATTACGAAACTGTCAGCGGATTTTTGGCTGAGAATAAAGATAAAATTGTGAAAGTACAGAAACGATACAAAAAGGCTACGGTCAAAATTACCCTTGCAGGCGAACCGACTGAGCTTACTGTATCGTTCACCGAACAAATGCCTGAACAGACGGCGGATTGATTCGTCTCTGCTTGATGTGACACGGCTGACATACGGCAAAGCTACCGATAACCTCAAGTTAGCGGATGGCGGAGCTATACCCAAGTTAAAAACAGCGGTTTGCCCATGGAACAATCCCTCCGAAATTGTGATAACGGCTGACATTAAAATTTAACGCAAACCGCTGTTTTTATATATATTAAAATGCTTTTAAACACCTTTTAACGGGTGTTTATTTTTTATGTCAAAAAAACGGAAAGAAGGTGCAAAATGAATAAGCTGTCAAAACTTGAACAACTGCTCAAAGAAACAAACACGAAGCAGGAATTTAATATTGTTGAAGATTTAAAGTCACTTGCTCTGTCCTATGGAGTTGTTAAGTCAAGAGAGTTCAGAAAGAAATTAAATGCTCTTATTACGAAATATGAAAACGACGAACTGACGGCAATTCGGCAGGCACTTATAAATAAATGTCGAAAAGGCGACACACAGGCTATCAAGTTGTATGCCGACTATTTTAAACCGGAAACAGTAACAACCATTGATGACGGATTGATTGAGGCACTTGAAGGTGCAGGCAAGGAGGCTTTTAAGGATGAAGTTTAAGCCTTTTTCAAGGAAACAGTTAAAAGTACTGAGCTGGTGGAAAGTTGACGGCATTAAAGATAAATACGATGCAGTTATTGCAGACGGTTCTGTCCGTTCGGGCAAAACTGTTAGTATGAGCATATCTTTTATTTTTTGGGCAATGGCAACATTTGCCGATTGTAACTTTGCTGTATGCGGTAAAACCGTAGGCTCTTGCAGGCGAAATGTTATTAAACCACTTATAAATATGCTTAAACATCGCTATGACATCAAGGATAAACGGTCGGAAAACTTGCTGATAATCAGCAAAGACGGCAAATCTAATACATTTTACATTTTTGGCGGTAAAGATGAAAGCTCACAGGACTTGATTCAGGGTGTTACGCTTGCCGGAGTGCTTTTTGACGAGGTTGCGTTGATGCCGAGGTCATTTGTTGAGCAGGCTCTTGCCCGTTGCTCTATCGAGGGTGCAAGGTTTTGGTTCAATTGCAACCCCGATAACCCTAACCATTGGTTTTATCGTGAGTGGGTTTTAAAGGCTCCTGAAAAGCACGCTTTGCGACTTAAATTTTTAATGGACGATAACCTATCATTATCCGACAAGGTAAAACAGCGGTATTACAGCCTCTACCAAGGCACATTTTACCGCCGCTTTATCCTTGGTGAGTGGGTCATTGCCGAGGGTCTTGTTTACCAAGATTACAATGACCATATTAAGGATAAGTTGTGGGACGGCAATCCCGATGAGCTTGTAGGCACATGGTACATATCAATGGACTATGGAACTATTAACCCTTGCTCAATGGGACTTTGGTGTGTAACCGACAAAGAGGCAATCCGTGTGGACGAATACTACTACAATAGCCGAAAAGAGGGTTACCAACGCACCGATGAAGAGCATTATGCAGAGCTTGAAAAGCTCGCAGACGGACGCTATATAGAGTATGTAATTATTGATCCGAGTGCCGCATCTTTTAAAGCTACTATCAAAAGACACGGCAAGTTTTATGTCAAGTCTGCTAAGAACGATGTTATCAACGGCATCAGAACTACAAGCCAAATGCTCTCAAACGGCAGAATAAAAATCGGCGTGAAGTGCAAGGCATCTCAGGAAGAGTTTAGCATGTACCGCTGGGACGAAAAAGCCGAAGTTGATAAGGTTGTTAAAGAAAATGACCACGCAATGGACGATATAAGATATTTTGCATATACCATTTTACGCAGGATTTTTAAATATAACGATTAGGAGGTGAGCGATTGAAAAGGCGTGCTAAATATGTATTTTTGAGTTGGCTAAGAACACTTGTAAACAAGCTATATCCTGACTATGCTACAAACAGTTACCAATATGACAACATGGAAGAAGCTATGGAGATATGGCGAGAAATCTATGCTGATGAACCCCCATGGAGTAAAAACTGTCACGGTAAAACGCTCAACCTCGGAGCTACGATAGCATCGGAGTTTGCAAGGCTCATTATGGTTGAGTTTGAGAGCAAAATAACAGGCTCTAAACGAGCGGAGTATTTGCAAAAACAGTACGAAAGATTAACAAAACAGCTTAGGGTAAAACTTGAAGAAGGCTGTGCTGTCGGCGGCATAATGTTTAAGCCATATGTCCGTAATGGTGTAATTCTTCCCGACTGTATCACGCAGGACAAGTTTATACCTCTCAGTTACAGTAATGGCATAATTACCTCTGCTGTGTTTTTTAATCAAGAAGTTAAGGGTAAGTATTATTACACGAGAGTTGAAAAACAAACTTACAGTTATGAGAACAAATCGCATACAATCGAAAGTCACTTTTTTGTATCATCAAGTCCTGACAATATCGGCACGGAAATGATTCTCGGAAAAATTAACAATGGAACATGGTCAAAGATTGATCCATACATTGTTATCAATGATGTTGACCGTCCTTTGTTTGCTTTTTGGGCTGTCCCGTTTGCTAACCATATCGAAAGCGACAGCCCTCTTGGTGTGTCTGTTTACAGCCGAGCAATTAAGTTGCTAAATGAGGCAGATTTACAATGGGACAGGTATTTATGGGAGTTCAAGGGCGGCGAACTTGCAGTTGATGTCGGAGAAGAAGTTTTACGACAGCGACCGGGTGAAAAGTCGCTCGAAACAGCGTCAACCCGTGACAGGCTTTTTCGCAGAATTAACATTGATTCTGATTCAAACAGTGAAAAGTCTTTTTATGAGGTCTTTAATCCGAATTTGCGTGATGATAACTATTCAAAGGGATTAAACGAAATAAAAAGACAGATTGAGTTCAACTGCTCCCTTGCCTACGGCACATTATCGAACCCACAAAATGTGGATAAAACAGCCGAAGAAGTTAAAGCATCGAAACAAGCGTAGCTATACAGCTGTGTCTGATATGCAGCACTCGCTTGAGGCTGTACTTGAGGACTACATATATGCGTGCAATGCTATGGCTGATGCCTCGTAATCTTGCTCCAAGCGGAGAGTACGAAGTTAGCTTTAATTGGGGCGACGGCGTGCTTGAAGATAAGGACAAGGAGCAGGCAATACAGCTCAATGAGGTCAACAGCGGAATCCGCAAAAAGACCGATTATCTCAAGTGGCGTTACGGTGTTGATGATAAACAGGCGGCAGAAATGTTACCCGAAAGCGGTGTACAAAGTTTTTTTGATGAAGGCGGTGGCTCTTAATGCTCACCCCTGAACAGCTTGCTCATTGTGCCGATGATATCATCAACCTATATTCACAGCTTGAAGAGGAGATTGTCCGTGACATTGCTCGCAGAATTGCAAAAACAGGAACAATGACTGACACGGGCATATGGCAGGCACAGCATATGCAGGAGCTTGGCACTCTGCACTCTGAAGTGCTGTCAAGTGTCGCTAAGTATAGTGACAAAACAGAATCAGAACTAAAAAAACTTTTTGAAGATGCAGGTGTGACCGCTACGGAGTATGACAACGAGATTTACCGACAAAACGGCTTAAATCCAAAGTCACTCAAGGTGTCTGATGTGCAAATGCAATTACTTGAGGCAGGCTACAAAAAGACACAGGGCAATCTTAGCAATCTTACTCTGACCACAGCTGTGTCATCGCAAACGAGCTTTATCAACGCTTGCAGTCTTGCTGAGTTAAAAGCATCAAGCGGTGCGTTTACTCCGCAACAGGCAATTGCCGATGCAATTAAACAGGTAGCTCAAGACGGAGCGTATGTAATCTATCCCTCCGGTCATCGTGACCGACTTGATGTTGCTGTACGGCGTAATGTTATGACAGGCATAGGTCAGACCACAGGTCAGATATGCCTATCAAATGCCCAAGAGCTTGGCTGTGACCTTATGGAAATTACCGCTCACGCAGGAGCAAGACCGAGCCACGCCGCTTGGCAGGGACAGATTGTAAGCCTGAGTGGTCAAAGAGGTTACTTGTCCTTGTCCGATATTGGTTACGGCACAGGTGACGGATTTAAAGGTTGGAACTGCCGACACGATTGGTATCCGTACTTTGAGGGTAGTAGTCGAATGTACTCAGTCAAAGACATCAAAGAACTTAATGCTAAAAACATTGAATATCCCGATGGCTCAATGCACACGCTATACGAGGCAGAACAACAGCAAAGAGCTTTTGAACGCAAAATCAGGGCAACCAAAAGAACACTTGCCGCTTGTGATGAGGCTTTGAATAACCTCTCTGATGAAGAGCTGTTACAAAAGTTAGAAAAAAATTTCAGCCATTATTCCGTTAAGCTGAAACGGCAGGAATCAGAACTGAATAGCTTTTGTAAAAGAACAGGATTACTCAAAGATAATTCACGCTCACAGGCTTACGGTTTTGGCAGAAGTACGGCTCAAAAAGCGGTGTGGAGAAATAAAAAGCAAAAGATTAGTGCGGCGGCAAATAGTGCTATTAGAAACACAGGCAGAGTTTTGGAATTTAATGGTAAAGCAAGTTTTTGTATTGATATTGAGGGATATAACAAAAATGTAACTAATGGATTATCATCTGCAAGTAAAAATGTCGCTAAATTAGGGTCAAAAGACGGTTTAGAACATTTAATATTAGTTGATTTATCAACTGGGGCATATGCTTATTCGGAGAAAGGAAACGATGTATCGGTTGGATTTGACGAATTTAGAAATTTTATCAAGGAACATCCAAATCAGAAATTTGCTTTTGTACATAATCATAATACTGATGGGTATTTTTCTGAAAACCGACATGAGAACACGTTTTGACAACAGATAATATAGAAATGTTTGTTGCGGTTCGTATTGACGGTATCATATATGTTGCTGAAAAAACACAAGCTGCTCCCAATTACGCTCTATTTGACAGACTATTTCCTGATGAAATTTCGGAGTTGAATTTGCAATATAAGAATGGTATAATAACGGCAGGTGAACGAACAAGAAAACGAGAAGAAATTATTGTTGATGGATTGCTTAAAAAGTTTACGAAGGGATTGATTGAAATTGAGTAATAATTGGGCTACAGGTACATTGAAAGAAGCTCCATATTGGAGAGAGAATATGTCACCAGAAGAGTATGAAATTGAAAGAGATTATTTTAATGATCATCTTGAAGATTTTTATAAAGGTACTTATGTACCGCTTTGGAAACAAAAGTTAGCTTAAATTTGACTATATTGGTTTTTACTGCCAAAAGGTAAAGTTATATAGTCGATTTGAATAAAACAGAATTAAACGAATTTAAACGGGTATTAAAGGGGTGTTTAGAACATCCCTTTTACTTTTACCCTTATTTTTATGATTAGAAGGTGTTTTAATGGCTAAATACAGAAAAAAGCCCATTGTGGTAGAAGCAGAACGCACGGATAAAACAGTTGTAATACACACACTTGAAGGTGATATGACAGCAAGTCCGGGTGACTATATTATCACCGGTGTTAATGGTGAAAAATATCCTTGCAAACCCGACATATTTGCAAAAACATATGAGCCGGTAGAATAAAACAGGTTATAAGCTCCCGATTTTCGGGGGCTTTTAATATTGCTCAAATTTTTGAGTACACACAATTGCTAATAATTTGAAAGGAGCAAAGAAATGGACTTAATGGAAATTTTAAAAGCCCTGTTTGGTGACGAGGCATTAACCTTTGAACAGTTTGCCGAAAAGGTAAACAATGCAGCAGATGTTAAGCTCGGCAACCTTGCAGGCGGTCAGTATGTCGAAAAGGACAAGTATGATGATGTGTCAAAAAAGCTCGAAACTGCAAACGCTAATCTTGAAGGTTATGACCCCGATTGGCAGAACAAGGTTAAGCAGGCACAGCTTGACGGCGACAAAAAGCTCAATGACTACAAGTTTGAGCAGGCGGTTGAATCTGCCATCAATAACGCAGGTGCGGCTGACCTCGTGTCGGTCAAGGCTAACATTGATATGTCAAAGGTATCTCAGACTGAGGACGGCAGTATCACGGGACTTGACGAACAGCTTGCAGAGCTGAAACAGTCAAAACCTTTCCTCTTTAAGTCAGAGGAAGAACCCAAAAAGAAACTTGACCTCGGCGGACCCACAGGCGGAGCAAAAGCAAAGTCCGGTTCAAATCTCAAGTCTGCCGTTGAAGACTATTACAAGAAATAAGGAGGACACAAAATGCCTATTACATTAGCAGAAGCAAGTGTCGGCAGAGCTGACAAAGTTACACAGGAGGTTATTGATACTCTCCGCCGTGGCTCACAGTTTATAGACGAACTCACATTTGATGATTGCGTTTCACCGGGTGTCGGTGGCTCAACCATGACATACGGTTATTTACAGTTGCAGACACCGTCAACAGCGGCAGGCAGAGCAATTAACAGCGAGTACACAGCGAATGAAGCCAAGAGAATCAAAAAGAGCGTTGACCTTAAAATCTTCGGCGGAGCAAGCGAAGTTGACCGTGTTGTGCAGGAGGCAACCACAAACGAGATTGCGTTCCAGCTTGAACAGATGACAATTGCCACGAAGAACCATTTTCAGAACTGCTGTATCAACGGTTCAAAAACTGACAAGGCGGTTGATTTTGACGGTCTTACAACTCTCCTCAAGGGCACAAGCACTGAGTACAATGCAGGATCTGATAAGACGGTAGTTGACCTTTCGACAACTGCAAATCTTACAAGCAATTATCAGACAATGATTGACATGCTTAATGAGTTTATCGGCGGCATTGACGGCAAGCCTACATTTCTTCTCGGCAACAGCAAGCTGATTGCCAAACTCAAGAGCGTAGCTCAGCGTGCAGGCTATCTCACAAGAGCCGAGGATGCTTTCGGCAAAACTACTCAGGGTTATGACAATATCATTTTTTACGATATGGGTAACTATTACAACGGTTCTGCCACAGTACCGTGTGTGCCGATTTATGAAACAGGTGCATCAAGCTCAAAGGTGACAGGTCTTACCGACCTTTATGCCGTACAGCTTGGTCTTGACGCTTTTCACGGTGTTTCCCTCAGCGGTTCGTCAATCATCAAAACATATATGCCTGACCTTACTGCCCCCGGTGCGGTTAAAAAGGCTGAGGTTGAAATGGTTGCCGCTGTTGCTCTCAAAAACACAACAAAGTGCGGTGTTTTCCGTAACATTAAGGTATCTTAAAAATGTATGCGGATTATGCTTATTACAAGGATTCTTTCGGCGGTACTTTAGCCGCCGAAGAATTTAACCGCTATGCACGCAAGGCGGAACGTTTTTTAAACTATGTTATTATGGGAGAAATTTCCGAAGTGACGGAACAGGTAAAGAATGCAGTCTGTGCTGCTGCTGAGGCGGTTGCCGAAATCCGTGAAGGTGTGGCAAATATCCCTCAAGGCATCAAATCCGAATCAACGGACGGTTACAGCGTTACATACAACAATGATTACAATGCCGATGAGCTTGCAGAGCGTGAAAAAAGAGCAATGTACAAGGCTATCAAGCAGGAATTAAGCGGCACAGGGTTGCTTTATCAGGGGGTGAGATAATGCTCACAAACAATACACGCATTACTGTGTTCACATCAAAAAAGCAAGGTCGTGAAACCTTTTGGTTTGCAACTGTTTTGGACGGAGTTAATTACCACGGTAGGGATCAAATTATTGTTGCTGACAAAAATGTGTCTGCATCTGATGAGTATGTAATCCGTATCCCCGACAGCGTTTTGCAGACTACTCACTATGTTGACCCGTCAACATACAAGTCTTTACCGCTTGATGAAAGTGACAATTGCTACTCCCTAAAAAAGGGAGATTATGTTGTTAAAGGCTTGGTTGACCTTGATGTAATTACCGTTAAGGATATCCTTGACGCAGGCGGTCAGCAGATTACGCAGGTCACCGAAAATCTGTCGGCAAGTGCTTTTTCAAAGCATATTAAATTGGTGGTTAAATGATTATTAAACTGCTTTTTAATACCACAGAAACAATGCTTAAAGACCGTGGTCTTGAGCCGAGTGGCAAGGTTCAAAAAATTGTGGACAGCGAAGTCCTTCGCCGTTCTACTCCATATGTACCTTTTAAAACCGGCAATCTTATCAAGAGCGGCATCCGTGGCACAAAGATAGGTAGTGGCGAAGTTATGTATAATGCCGTTTATGCACATACCAATTACTACCTAAATGCAGGCAAAGGCAAACAAGGTACTGCAAGCGGTGGCCTAAGGGGCAAGTTTTGGTTTGAGCGAATGAAAGCAGATCACCTTGACGATATTATAAAAACCGCCAAGGAAAAAAGCGGAGGAAAATAGAAAATAATGGAAACATCAATCATTAAATCATTGTTTAGGTGGTTTGCTGATTGCGATGTATTAGAGGTTGATAATGACCTTAATGTTGACTATCTCGGCGAAGATCCCGAACAGTACAGCATTGAGGTTGTGCCGTGCAAAACTGTTTTAAAGCAGTATGTTGACGGCTCGGCTAAATGCCAGTATCTCTTTGTCTTTGCGAGCCGTGAAAATTACAGTCCGGACGAATCAATCAATATGGCAAATCTTGAATTTTACGAAAGGCTGCAGGAATGGATTGCCGAGCAGAACTTGAACGGCAGACTGCCAAAACTGCCCGAAGGTTTAACACCGTTATCCGTAAAAGTGTTATCATCGGGTTATGCGATTGACAACGATACGAAATCAGCACGCTATCAAATACAGTGCCAGCTTAAATATATGAAAACAATTGGAGGTAAAAAATAATGGGCGAAATAATCAGACAGAGGCGTATGCAGGCTAACTACCTTGACTGTGGCGGTACAAATAAATCGCCGAACTTTTCTCTGCTCGGTGTAGGTGCCAAGACACTTGATGAATCACCTGCCGCACAGACAAAGAGTCGCAAATATGTTTGTGATAAGTCTGCTACAAAATCAATCAGCGGTTATGATTGGACAACGGCATTTGAGGTTGACCAGATCCGTGAACAGGACGCAATCAATTACATCATCAATATCGGTGAAAAGCAGCTTGTAGGAGCTGATGCCGAAACAGACTATGTAATCGTTGACCTTGACCAGCCTGTGAGTGGCGAGAGTAACAAAACCACCTATCACGCACGCAAAATCCGTGTTGCGGTCGAGGTTGCAAGTTTTACAAATGATGACGGCGAAATGGGATGCAGCGGTAACTTTTTGGCTAAGGGAGATCCTGTTGAAGGTACTTTTGACACAGCGACAAAAACATTTACAGCAACTACGGAGGTAGCATAAATATGGTTATTAACGGAGTAAATTTACCCGATATTGATGTTGCCGATGCACTTGCTATGGAGCGTTACGAGCACGCTCACGATAATGTCGCAAAAGCAATGGACGATTTACATCCCGAAGGCAAACGCCAGTCAGAGCTTATCCGTGCTCAGTGTACTGCTGTTTTCAACTTTTTTGATGAAGTTTTCGGTGACAGCACAGCTAAAAAGGTATTTGGCGAATCAGTAAATCTGACAACTTGCTTTAATGCCTATGAGGATGTTATCAAGGCGGTTAATGCCCTCGGAGCAAAACTCGGCAATATGTATAAGGGTAAAGCAAATGCGATTAACAATCACAGAGGCAAAAAGCATAAGCAGTACAATCATTACAAAAAGACACTTAAACCAGCGACAAAATAATGAATCTGCTTTGTGACAAAACACCCGATACAATAACCGTGTCGGGTGTAGATTATAAAATCAACACCGACTTTAGAGTGTGGATTAAATTTGAACTTATCCTCACCGAACAAATTGACGGTACACTCTCAGCTGAAATACTTGCAGAAATACAGCGACTTATATTCACCGAGCCTTGCCCGATGAACGAAGAAACCGTTGAGGCTATTTTAAACTTTTATCGTTGCGGTAAACCACCTGAAAAGCATTCAGGCGGTGGCAACGATAAAGCTGTATTTGATTACGATTTTGATGACGGCTATATCTATGCGGCATTTTTAGAGCAGTACGGCATTGACCTCAACGAGGCAAATTTGCATTGGTGGAAGTTCAGAGCATTGTTTATGTCATTGCGTGCCGATTGTATGTTTACAAAAATTTTAGGTTATCGCAGTATGCCGATTACCTCTAAAATGTCAACGGCAGACCGCAATTTTTATCAGCGAATGAAAAAACTCTATGCCCTGCCTCTGCCGCAGTCGGTGCAGGAAAAGTATAATGCGATTGAAGAGGCTTTGTTATCAGGAAAATCAGTTGACGAACTTATATAGATTTTGTATAATGTGTATATAAAATTTATTGAGGTGGTACAACTGTGAAAAAGATTTTATCCTTTATAACTATTGCATTGTTAGCATTAACTTGCACAGCCTGTGGAGCTAAAAACGACCCGTCAGGAATCAGCAAAGATGAGTTTGACCAAATAAATATGGGAATGACCATATTTAAAGTTGAAGAAATTGTTGGCGGAAAAGGTACTAAGATATCAGAATCAAAAGACGAAACTGATGATTATTATATAAATACATATGTATATAAATTTGAAGGCGAAACCAGCGGTTACGCTGAGTTTGAATTCACTTCTAAAGTACCGAAAAATGAATTAGATTTAAGTGTTAAAACAAAATTAACAAGTAAAAATCAATATGATTTATCGTAGGTGATAAATTGAAAAACAAACAAAAATTAAATGCCCTTTTTGCGGTTACGAAATGCCCATATACTTTGACAAATCGTCAAGGTGTAGGGGCATTTTTACATACTGTAAAGGGCGTAATTGTAAAAAGAAATTTGAAATCGTTTTAAGCGATAAAAAATAATCAGGTCAAGTAGAGCCATTGGATGCCGATGACCTCACAGTAAAGGATGTGGGATATTGGCGTATGACGGTTCAATTAAAATTGACACCAAAATTGATACCGGTGGTTTTAAAACGGGCATTGATAAATTAAAAGGACTTGCCAAAACAGGTGTGTCTGCAATAACAACAACTCTTGCCGGCATTGCTACAACCCTCGGAGCAGGAGCAACAGCAGCGGCAACAGTCGGCTCGTCTTTTGAGGCGGCAATGTCTAAGGTTTCGGCTATCAGCGGTGCAAGCGGTAAAGACTTGCAGAGCCTTACTGATAAGGCTAAAGAGATGGGTGCTAAGACAAAGTTCTCAGCCTCCGAATCTGCTGAGGCTTTACAATATATGGCTATGGCAGGCTGGAACACAACATCAATGCTCAATGGTATTGACGGTATTATGTCACTTGCCGCCGCAGACGGTCTTGATCTTGCAACAACCTCTGATATCGTCACCGATGCAATTACTGCATTTGGCTTAAAAGCATCCGACAGCACCCATTTTGCCGATGTCCTTGCTAAAGCATCAAGTTCTGCAAATACTAATGTGTCAATGCTTGGTGAGAGTTTTAAATATGTAGCCCCTCTTGCGGGTGCGATGCACTATAGTGTTGAGGATGTGTCCGTTGCACTCGGACTTATGGCTAATGCGAGTGTTAAGGGCAGTATGGCAGGTACAAGCTTAAAAACTGCTCTGTCAAACCTTGCGTCACCTACCGATGCAATGGCAGAGGTCATGAAAAAATATAAAATAAGTATGACCGATGCAAATGGCGAAGCATTACCTTTAATTGATGTTATCAAAGAACTTAGAACAAAGTTTAGCGGTTTATCCGAAACAGAACAAACAGCCGCTGCAAGTACTCTCTTCGGCAAAGAGGCTATGTCGGGTATGCTTGCTATCATCAATGCGAGTGATAAGGATTTCAACAGCCTTGTTAAAAACATTGATAATGCAGACGGCTCAGCTCAAAAAATGGCTGATACGATGCAGAACAATCTGCAGGGACAGATTACGATTCTTAAATCAGGGCTTGAAGGCTTGGGTATAGAAATATACGAAAGTATGTCCGAACCTCTGACCGATGCCGCAAAGGAAGCTCAGAACTATGTCAATAGGTTAACCACGGCGTTTACCGAAGGTGGCTTGTCGGGAATGATTGAAGAAGCAGGCTCTATTTTCGGTGAGCTTGCAACAAAAGCTGTTGAAGCCGCACCTAAGATGATTGATGCAGCTATGTCATTTTTACAGGCATTCGTTAATGGTATTGCAAATAACTCATCAAAACTTGTTAAAGCGGCTATAAATATCGTAAAAACATTGGTTAAAGGCATAAGTGACCGTGCTCCCGATCTACTGTCTGCGGCAAAAAGTATCGTAGATGCTTTAATTAAAAACTTAGTTAAGCTCCTGCCAAAAGAACTGCAAACCCCCGTTAAAGAGGCAATTAACACTATCAAAAAATCCTTTGAAAATGGCGGTCTTAAAAAAGCTATCAATACAGTTAAAACCATATTGATTAACCTCGGCAAAACTATTACTAACATTGCAAAAGTGGTTATACCACCGCTTGCAAAAGCTATTGACTTGATTGCCGACAACCTCAATATACTCTTGCCTATTGTTACTACAGCAATCACGGCGTGGAAAGCTTGGAAAATCATCTCGTCTATCACAGCTCTCGTTAAATCACATGCCGCATCTGTAACAGCGGAGAGCCTTGCCGAAGCTGCATCACTTGGCACTATAACGCTTAAACAAATAGCAGTCGGTGCATTAACAGGTGAAATCACGCTCGCAACAGCTGCACAATATGCGTGGAATATGGCAATGTCACTCAATCCGGCTGTGCTTATCTTGACGGGAATAACAGCACTGACAGCCGGTATTGTTGCATTTTCTGCCGCCAACGGTGATGCAACTCAATCAACGGACGATCTTGCAAGTGCGGAGGCTAATTTACAGTCGGCAAATGATAACCTTGGTTCGTCATATGAGGATATTGGTTCAAAATTCGGCGATTTTATGAACGATATTAAAAACTCGGGCAGTATCTTTGATAACTTCAATGAAAGCATCCTTATTTCCGATGATGAAAAACAAAAGTTGTCCGAAAATATGGACAATGTTCAATCCGAAATTACAGAGATTTGTAAAACTGCCTCGGAAAATCGAAAAGAATTAACCGGCGGTGAAATTCAAAGACTTGAAGACCTTTTCGCCAAAATGCACGAACTTGCGGATCAAGAACTTGCGATTGAAGAAGCAAAGCAAGGGGTTGTTACAACTCAGGCTAAGGCTCTCAACGAGGCGTCTGATTTGTCGCTTGAAGAATATACGCAAAGAGCACAAAAACTCACCAACTCTGCCGAAGAAACTCGTACAGCGGTAATTGATAAAGCATACGAGCAATATACAGAAGAAGTAGCTCTGCTTGATTTGAGGTTGAAAACAGATAGTGATTACTCACAAAAGGAACATGATGCTGATGTTAAAGCCGCAGAAGCGAGCTATCAGCAAGCCGTTAGTGCAGCCAATAAGGAGGCTGGGGATACTCTTAAAATTATTAAAGACGGTTATTATAATCGTGCAGAAGCGTTGAAGAGTACAACTGAAGATTTAAAAGGATTAAATCAAGATGAAAGCGATGCCGAGCAAACACATAAACAAAAACTTATTGATATAGCAAGTAATTATAATACCGAGATTTATAAAATAGAAAGAAAAAATTTAACTGATACTCAAAAGGGTATTGCGGAAGGTCAAGCACTTGTAGCTAAGAAAAAAGCCGAAGAAGAAGAAAATGCAAGGTACAGCAAAGAACTCGGTGAAATAAGAAACAAACAAGGCAAGGCTTTATCTGATGAAAAATACCAAGATCAGTTGGTTGCATTTCTATCTTTAATGGGTTTGTATGAACAATATACCGGAGAAACAGATACAAAAGCTAAAGGAATAAATTCTGCATTTTTAGGAGCGTTTGATAACCTTGATGAAGACACTAAACAAAGCTTTATAGATGCTATGGAAGGAGCGGAAACTGGTTTATCAGAAAAACAGGATTCGCTTTATTCTAAGGCCTCAGAAATTTCAGGCAGTGTTATCAATATTTTCAGGAAAATGTTTGATGAACACTCCCCCTCAAAAGTGTTTAAAAAGATTTTCGGCTACACACTCGAAGGCGGTGAAAACGGACTTGATGCCGAAGCTCCGAATCTATATAAGCAGGCTGACACGGTGGCATCCACATTTACCGAGCGTATGCAGGCAGGTGTTTCAGCTGACGGTTTAGTCAGCAAGATGAGGGCGGCTGTGTCTGCAGGACAGTCAATGCTTAGATCCAAATTTACCGCTGATGTCAACCACAATGTCGAGCTGATGAGCGATGATAACGAGCGTAAGTATAAACTTAAAGGCGATATACACACCTCAATCAACATTGACGGCAGAGAAACAGCGGTTGCCCTTACTCCGTATGTTTCCGAAGAACTTGCATGGGAGGATAGATAATGCTTAATGAAATGACAATTAACGGTGTTGATGTTTCTGCATACAATGCTCGCTTACAAAGTTATTCGGTTAGTGGTACAACCGTTACAAATAACCTTTCTGCCTCTCGCAGTATTTTGACTGCACCAACCTTGTTTTCGGCTGTCCCCGGCACAAGGACTTTGTCTTTGACCTTGACTTTTTACCCTCACTATTTTGGTGACAATGCAAAAGGCTTGACGGTATCAGACCGCCTTGCAATAGCAACCGAAAATATAACCGCATTTGAGGGCTTGCTTGTTGGCAAAGTAGTTGAAATTTCTCTCCCTGACGGATTTATTTATACGGCAATTGTCAACAGCATTGCCGCCGCAACTTTTGATAGCAGTGGTGAGCATGATGTTACATATACATTTAATGCTGTTCGTCACGCAAAGCCTATCAGTGAGATTATAAAAGCAAACAGCTATATGATTTGCAAGTCAAACACGGCTACACTACCCATAATTACAGCTGTGTATGCTAATACAAAATCTGAGGTAATTTTGCAGGGTGTTACTATCAAAAATATAACAGTCGGCACAAAAATTGTTATTGACAGCGTGTCAGGCAAGATTACAGCAAATGGCAAAAATAAGTTTGGCGACAGTGATTTGATTGATTTCCCTGTTCTGCAACCGGGCAAAAATCAGATAACATCGTCTGCATCTGATGTCAGCATAACGGTGTCTTACACGCCAATTTACATTTAGTTTAGGAGGTGTTTAAGATGTTTTTAAAGGTATTTTACGGTGATGATATTAAGGTGTATCGTGACATTGATAATACCTTTTTTCGTACTCGTTCAGAGGACGGTTTGATGACTTTGCAGTTTGATATCTCACCTGACCACGAATTATATAGGTATTTTGTTTTGTATGGTACGGTCGAATATGACGGACAGCGTTATCTTATCAACGGCATTAACGAGCGTAAAACAGTAAGCACGATAACCTGTGAGCTTGACCTCACGGGACTTAATTATAATGTTTACCCCACTTATAACAAAAGCACCGTAAGCTTTGCAAGCGTATGCTCGGAGATTTTAAAAGGCACAGGTTGGACTGTTGTTGATGCCGACCTCGTAGCCGCTCGCCGCACCCTTGAGCTGACTGATGTAACCACGCTTGACATCCTCGATTATTGCCAAAACTCGACGGCGTATAACACTCGCTATCGTTTTGACACAATTAACAAGGTTATTTACTGCATCAAGCCGTACAACAACACCGAGCCGACAGGCACTTACTTTACCGATGAGCTTAATTTGAGCGATATGACTTACAAAGGCAGTACCACAAGTTTGGTTACAAGACTTTATCCATACGGTAAAGATAATTTAAGTATAGCCAGCCTAAACAATGGCAAAAATTACATTGAAAATCATAGCTATACCGACAAGGTCATATCAGCTATATGGCGTGATGAGCGTTACACAAACAAGCAAACTTTGCTTGACGATGCCAACGCAAAACTTGCCGTGCTTGCTGTACCTGAGCAATCATATACAGCTAAGGTGATTGACCTTGCAAAAACGTTGCCTGACACATACGGTGATGTGCTTGCCTTTGATTTATATGATGTGGTTACTCTGATTGACCGTAAACGCAAGACAAGGATTAACTACCGCATTGTAGAGATTAAAGAATACCCCGCCGATGCAACACTTAACACGGTTACTTTATCAACCGTGCCAGCCAAGATAACAGGGAAGTTGCAGACCTTGCAAAACAAGGTTACCGCTCTTGACGCACAAACTTTGCACGACCATAACAAGGTAAATGAGATTAAACAGGACTTAGACACAACCGTTCTTCATGTGTCCGATTCGTGGGCAAGTTCGCTCAACAGCTCGGTGATTACACAAACCGCCGAGGGATTATTTTTTGAAGTCAACAAGGTTGTCGGTTCGGACAGGTGGGGTACTCTTCTCCAACAATCTGCCGATGACATCAAAATTGCTTGGAACAAAATTTCAAATTACATAAAATTTGAAAATTCACAGCTAAATGTGTACAATTCCCAGAACACAAAGCTGATGAGCTTGTCATCAACAGGACATGATATTTTTGATAATAACGGCAAAAAGCTAATGTCGTTAAATTCGGTAGGTCAAAATTTTTACTACAAAGGCACTAAGGTAGGTTACATAGGTACCGGTTGTTATGCTTCTGATACTTCAAAGCGTGACCTTTCGTTTAACCTTGAAAACGGTTCGGCATTTATGGATTGGTGTTATCGTATGAAATCAACTGATTCTTCATACACTCTTATTTTTACATATGCCGCTCAAAAAATCGGTTCGCTTGAAGCCAATCAGTTACACACAGGTTGTGACCTTAACTTGCGGAATCATTATTTACACAACGCTATTTTGAATGATTGGGGCTTTAAAGGCGGCTCTATTACAGACACTTTTTCGGGTTATTATGTAACATCATTTAACAGCAATGGTACAGCAGCAACTTGGAAAGAGTTTAAAATGACCTTCAAAAATGGCATTCTTCAATCGTTAACTGCTTAGGAGGTAATTAAAATGGATTACATAATCAATACAAAGGAAATTGCCGAAACGGATAAATCAAGACCGGCAGAACGGTCTGAAGAAATTCACTCAAAGGAGGATAAAAATAGCAGACGAAACTTAGTCCATTAGCATTACAATCAGCTCGTTCAGAACTTATTGCCGCTGTTAATGCAATTGTAAGTAAATACGGCTTTCCAGCCAGTCTTATTGACGGCATAATGTCATCAGTGCTTGTAGATATCAAATCGCAAGTAATTGCTGAACTCGCAAACGAGGTTACAACTGTAACAGCGGAAAAGGAGCGTACCGATGAATGATTATGTTGCTAAAATTACGCTTGATTTAAATTGTCAGGCGACTCCCGTAGTAATCTCAGCAGGGCAATATGACATTGGCAGAAAGATATTAATAACTCTTACTGCTGACGGCGAGGCTTACGATGCAACTGGTGCAAAAGCTGTATGCAAGGGAAAAAACAATAATAACTATTTTGCTGTAAATGCTACAGTAGCAAAAAATATTGTTACTGTAACTACAGATAAGGCTATGCTTTCATCCGCCGGCAGAACGGTTGCTAAAATTGTGCTTACAGACGGTACTCGTACCTACTCTACACAGCCGTTTGTAATAAACACTCACAGCGATTATGACGGTGATATTACTACCTCTGACTATTATCCCGAATTATTAGACATATTGTCCCGTGTCATTGCTCTGACCGAGAGTGGAGCTGTGCTTACCGATACTACACTGGATGCTAAGAGCGTTAATCCTGTACAGAACAAAGTTCTTACAGCTATTATAAATAACAAGGCAAATAAGGCAACAACGCTTGCAGGCTACGGAATTACGGACGCATATACACGAGAAAAAACAAATGAGAAACTTGCCCAAAAGCTCAATTCAATGCCGTTTGACAGTGAACCCAAAAATAATAGCCCGTGCTATCTCACAAGTGGAGCAGTTTACAACGCTCTGCTTGTGAAAGCAGATAAAACCGCCTTGGCAACTAAATACGATTCGTCAAATATCGAACTTGGTACAGCTACTCTTACTCCGTACTCTACTCAGATTGATAAAATAAAATCTGCAACTTGCCTTTATGAAAAAATTGGCGATATCGTTATTGTCAATGTCACCGTCATTATGAACGCAACATCTTTAGGCGGAACATCTTCAATATCTTTGCTCAATATGCCTTTCTCAAACAAATCGGATGTGATTGTTCATGATATCGGCATAAGCAAAAACGGCGGAATGTTCAGAGGAAGTGCAAGTAAATCAGCTTGGCTGCAGTTTACTCCGCTCAATAAACAGGCTTATAATTTCGTCGCTGATGAGCAGGTAAACTTTTCTTTGATTTACAAAATATAAAAATAACGGAGGTATGAAAAAATGGAACTTAAAGAAAAAATCACACTCGATATGCTCACGAAGGACAGCGTGTCGGTACTCAGACAACAGTTTTTGACCTTTAACGGTGAAGAAATGCAGGTTGGCGGAAACATCCGCAATGCATATATGAACAGCAAATCGGGCAGAGAACAGCTCAAAACGGTGCTGTCGGATGAATACTATAACGCTGTCATGGCGGTGTGGGGCGACAACCCAACCGTTGATGAGCCGATGATAGAAGAAAGCGAGGAAACATAATGAAGAAAATCAACTGGAAGCAGAAACTTACAAGCAGGAAATTTTGGGCAGCGGTAATCGGTTTTGTTACAGCACTCCTTATGGGATTTGGAGTAACAGAAACCGAAACTGCACAGGTTACATCAATTATTATGTCCGCAGGTACGATGATAGCATATATCATCGGCGAAGGCATGGTTGATGCCAACAGAAACGAATAACAATGAAAGCGAGGAATAGTAATGGCAAAGAAAATCTATCTCAGCCCGTCAAATCAGTATGCAAATTCATACGCATACGGCAATACCACAGAAATGGAACAATGCAATAAGATTGCAATTGCAGCAGAAACCGCCTTGAAGCGTTGCGGATTTACTGTAAAGCGTGCTCCGAAAGGTCAGAATATGTACACATCAATTTCTGAAAGTAATAACTTTGGAGCTGATGTCCATGTTTGCATCCATACAAACGCTGGTGGCGGCAAGGGTACAAATGTATTTGTTTATAACCGTTCTGCGGAAAATCTCAAGTACGCACAGCCGGTTTACAACGAACTTGTAAAGCTCACAGGTGTAGGTAGAGGCATTTCAAAAAATGAACTTGCTGAGATTAATTCAACACACGCCAAATGCGTATATTGTGAATGTGAATTTCATGACAGTTCAAATCTTGCAAAGTGGATTATCAACAATACCACAAAACTCGGCGAAGCTATTTGTAAAGGCTTATGCACAGCTTTTGGCGTTACATACAAATCTGCAAACTCGTCGGCTCATGATAAAATCACGAGCGAAAGTAAGCTCAAATCAAAGGCATACGCATACGGCGACTGCAAAAACCTTTGTACAATGCCTAAAAATTCAAGTATTACACACATTTTCGATGACGGTTACGGCTGGAGTAAAATTAAGTATAGAGGCAAAGAAGGCTATGTTCAAAATACAAGAATTAGCAACAATTCTTCCTTGTCGAAGTATCCGAAGATGACCGCTAAATCAACCGCACCTATCTACACTCACCCCGACAAGAAAGTTAAATTTGGCATAATCCCTAAAGGTACAAGAGTAACCGTGCGTTACATTGTAGAAAGGGGTAAAAATGCAGGAATGGCAGAAATTGCCTACCCAAAGAGCAACAGCATTGTATTTGTTGACCGCAAGTTTTTAAAGTGATTTTTTGATCCATAATAACGCCCCTAAAAAAGTTATTATGGAGGTAAAAATGCGTAGCTTTATGGGCTGGATTGGTGGTAAAAGTCACCTTAAAAATCAGATTATTTCACTCATCCCCAGCGACAGTAACCGCTACATAGAGGTGTGTGGCGGTGCAGGCTGGGTCTTATTCGGTAAGAATAAAATCAAAGGTCAAATGGAGGTATTTAATGACGTTGACGGCGACCTGATTAACCTTTATAAGCAAATAAAATACAACTGTTCAGCACTTCAAAAAGAGGTTGACTGGTTACAATCTCGAGAGCTGTTTTCGCAATATCGCTATGAGATTGAGCAACAAGTTGAACTTACGGACTTACAGAGGGCGGCAAGGTATCTT